TGCCGCCCGGCCAAGGTGGTGGCAATCTCGCTGGATGTGTTGTTCGCAAAAATCTCCTGCGTCCGCGCCTCGATCAACCCCGCCGACAAATCGCGCCCGCCGAAATGCACCACCCCGCCAATCGGATCCATCTCCACATGGTCCACATCGCCCGTGATCAAGCTGGCAAAACTCGCCCCGCCATCCAACGAGAATTGCACATCCAACAAAATCTCCGGCAATCCCACCAGCGCCGTGGTGCCCACCGTATCGGCATTGATCGCCACGCTCACCCGGAAGCGATCCGCCGCATAATGGTTGTTGCTCACCACCTCCGCGTCGATCACGCCAGGCAGCGCCGCGCCGTTCGCCAGCACCAAAAGGCGCGGCTGCCGCGACCCACTCATTGCGCCGCCACCCCGCCGCCGGCATTGGCATCCACGTCCGGCAGCACCAACGTCACCACCCCCGCCAACATCGGATCGGACAAGCCGTTCAACTGCGCAATCCGAATCCACTGCGTCGCGTCACCAAGCTGCGCCGCGGCAATCTGAAACAGGTTACCGCCCGCCACCACCAGCGTGTTCATGAACTCTCCCTTGTCAGGTACTGGCGTTCTGCAAATTCACCTGGGTCCGCTGCACATAACCGCGCGCCGCCGTCAACGCCGCCAGATTGCCGCACACCCCAACCGCCTGGCTCAAACCCACAGCACCATCCAACGTCGTCGCCGCCAACGCCGTCTCACCCGTCATCACCCCGGCATTGATCTGCGCGGAGGCCGCCCCCACCGCAACCACCGCCGAACCATATGCCGCCGTCCCCTGCGTTCCCGCCCCCGGCACAGCCAGCGCTGTCAGCGCGGCGGACATATCCACCCCACCACCCGCCGCTGCGCCGATATCGCCCAACGCATCGGCCGCCAAGGATGCCGCCTCACCCAGCACCGCCTGCGCCTCGTCGCGCAACACGGTGCAAGCGATGCGATACGGTATCCAGTTCACCCGCGCGTACTCCGCGCGAAATTCAGAAATCACAGCGGAATAAAAGAAACTATCCCAGGTCAGGGGCCACACCGCCCCCTGCGCTCGCATCACATCCAGCAGTCGCGCCCTGTCCCCCGCATCCGGCCCGCTGAACACGCCAGACCAGATAATCTGCGCATCGTCCCGCCCCATCGCATCGATCACCCGCGCCCCACCAGGCAACCGATGCACCGTCAACCGCTGCGATCCGCCCCAAGCAATCCGCTCCGGCAATTCAAAGCTCTGAAACACCACAGCACCCAGCAACAGATTCGTCGCCATGCCTCAGCCCCCCTGCAACGTGCCGGGCCAGGGCACACCCATGCGCGGATCGAACTGCGTGCTGCCACCTTGCGGACGAGACGCCTCCTTGGCCAGCGTATTGGCCATCCACCGCCCCATCCGCACGCCATCCAAAAACACATCGCCCTGCGCAGGCCCACCCCCGCTTTGCGGCACAGCCGGCGGCGCCATCGGCTTCATCTCCGCCGCCGGCATCCGCAACACCGGCGCCACCGCCGGCGCCGAACCCGTCACCGGCGCCACCGCACGCGGCATCTCCGCCGAAGCCTCCGCACGCGGCGCCACCGCCACGGCCTCCCGCGTCACCACCTGGTGCAATCGTTCCGTCGCAGGCCGCTCCACCGGTGCCGCCACCACCACCGGCGCTGGCATCACGGGCGCCGGCACCTCCGGCAAAACGGGCGCTACCGCCTGCGATGTTTCCACACGCGGCGGCGCCATCGGCGACAACACCCGCGCCACCGGCGCCGAGCGGACGGCAGGCGCTACAACAGGCGCCCCCACCTCCCGCACCACCGTCCGCCTCTCCGCCACAGCCGCAACCGGCGCTGGCGCAACCAACGACACCACCGGTGCCGCCACCACGGGCGACACAGGCTGCGGCACCGCTTGCTGCACCACTGGCGACAACGGCGGTGGCACCACGTCCGCCGGCACCACCACCGGCGCCACCACCCACGCCGCCGGCACCGGCACCTCGCGCGGCACCGCCCGCGCCACCACCGGCGCGTCCGCCGCTCGCTCCTCCGGCACCACCGCCGCCACCGCAGGCGCCTCATCAGCCACCCGCGCTGCCACAACCGGCACCGGCCGAATTGCCGCCATCGCCTGTTCCAGCCTCGCCAAATCCGCACCAATGGCCGCAATGCCCGCAGTAACACCGTCATCGAGCGCCAGCCGAATCCCGATTGTGTAAGCCTCGTCCATCATCGCCCCCGAACGGCTTCCACCACGTCGCGCACAATGCCCGCTTCATGCACCGCCGCCAGATCACCCAACACCGCGCGCGGTGGCGAGGCTTTGGTCCCGTGCGTCATCGCCACCAGCCGCGCATCGCCGGTGCCAATCTCCACGCCATCCGCCACTGCCCGCACCCGCACATCCGCCCCCGGATGCGCCCGCCGCACCGCCTCGGCCAATCCTTCCCCCGCCCGCAGCAACACCTCCCGCACAATCTCACCCATCGGCACCAGGCTCATGTCCGATCCTTCCAGGCCATGGCTGCGAAGTCGAAATCCCCGCCATCCAGCCGCCCCAGCGCCACCACCCAGGCCAGCCGATCCTCCGCCGCCAGGCTGAACGCAACATCGAATGGCACCCCGTTCCGGCACAGGTACAGACAATCCACCAGATCGGGGTGCCCACTCAGTTTTTTGCGACGGCCACATCCAGCGGCGCCAGCGCCCCCGCCATCGCCGCACCCACGGCGGCAATGCCGTCATCGCCAAGCCGCGACACCAACGCCTCGATCTGCGCCTCCGTCACCGGCGCTGGCACCGGCACATCGTCAATCGCCGTCACCGAACAGGCCAGCACCGCCATGCCCAACCATGGCTGGTTCTGTGCCAATACCGGCCCAGCCGCCTTGAACAACCGCAGCTTGTCCAACGCGCCCAACCGCCGCAGGCTCAACCGCCGCCCCAGCGCATCCACGGCCACGCTCGCCGCCTGCGCCGCCACCACCAATCGTCCCGAAGGCGTATCCATCAGATGCGCTTACGCGTGCTGCCAAAGAAATCCAGCTTCTGCTTCACGCTCTGGTCCCCTTTCCAACTGCCCGCCTGCGAAAGCTTGAACACCACGCCGTCGTACTGATAGGTCGAGGTAGAACCATCAGTCTCCGAAACATACTGGTACAACGTACCGGAAGGCACCGCGCTCCCCGCCATGAACGCCGCCTCGATCGCCGCCATAAAGTCATCGGCCACCGAACTGCCACGCTCCAGCTCGAAAGTCCCTTCCCACCCCTTCGGCAATTCGGCGGCCAGCTGCACGCCGTCGATGCGGTCAACCCGCACCGCCGCCGTCACCTGCCGGCTCTCGAAGCCCGTCACATGCGCCAGATCCACACGCCCGAACGGCCCCATCACGACCAGCTGGCAATCGCGGCCGACCGAAAACATATTGCTCGCCATTGGATGTTCCCTCTATCAGCTCTGCGCGCCGCTGCTGGATGGCAAAGTCTGCCGCGCCACCTGCACGGTCTGCCCGCCCTCGACATTCACAATGAATTTCTCGTTGATCGCCTGATACTGAATCTGCGCGTCAGACTGCACATAACCCAGCCCGGTGCGCGACGGCGGATTATTGCTGGTGTCGCAAATCACGCTGAACGGCAGGCTGCCATCCGTGCTGCCCAGCAAGCCCTGGCTCAGCATGTTCTGCAAAAAGCTAAGCTGCGTTGCCCGGATTCGCCGGAACAATCCGGCCGTAATCACCTGCCCCACATACTGCCCCATCCCGGCCGCCAGCGTCGCCGCGATGTAATTGGTCAGCCGCGTATAATTATCCCCGTTCGTCGCCGCGTTGCTGGAGGAATTATGCCCCCCGCGCACACCCCAGAAACTCCCCGCCGGCTGCGGATTGGCAATCACGTCAATCCCCGCCTGTAACAACACCCCCAACTCCGCCGAGGAATAAGACGTGCTCTGCCCAGAACCCGGCGTGCCGGATTTCTGGCTGCCCACAACACCGTAAAGCTGCTTGTTCAGGCTGGACTGCTCCGGCGACAAATTCGCCAGCCGCCCCGCCACGAAACCCTGCGGGCTCACGACGCGCAAAACCTGGTTCACCTGGTCGTTCCACCAGATCCAGTCGCCGAACATCAGCTTGCAGGCATAGCTGTCCAACCCGGCCTGCGCCTTCACATTCACCGCATTGGTAATCGTGTCGCCCGCCGGCCCCGTCAAAACCATATACAGGCCCTCGGACAGTCCGAACTCCGCCTGCACCGTGTACTGCGTCGGATCATCCGCATCCGCCAGCACACCAATGCTGCAACCCTGCCCACGCAGCGCATACATGCCCAGGCGCGGCAACACATCCACGCCCACCAACTGCATCGCCGTCACACCGCTCGCCCCATCGCCGCCCTGCGTCCCACCGCTGAACGCCCAGTCGAACGCCGAAGGTGCCGCCGTGGTGCCACCATCGCTGGCCACCACAATCTGGCTCGCCCCGCGCTGCGGCCCCTGCCCCACATTCACCGCCGCCGCCAGCGCCTGCCAGAAAGCCGTGCCAGTGCCGCCGATATTGTCATACACCTCCGGCGTCCGCCCCGGCAGCACCACCGTCAGCCGCCACGTGCCGGCCTTGGAGCCGGTGCCCAGCGCCACCGTGATCTGGTTGCCCAGGGATCCCGTGTACAACGCCGTCAACACAAAACTCGTCGACGGCACCTCAAACGCCGCTGCCGTATCGGTTCCGTCCGTCACCCGCACGCAGCGGAAATTCGCCGCCCCCTGCTGCACGGCGGTGGCCACCTGCGTGCCCATGTCGTATTTCCGCGCCAACAGCGGCCCGAAATTCCGAGCATAATCCGCCATGGTCGCCACAATCACCGGCTGGCCCACCGGCCCCCAGCTCGCCGTGCCCACCATCCCCACCACATCGGTCGGCACGCCATTCAGCACCAGGTTCTGCGGCGGCACGATCTGCACGTAAAGATCGGGCACCACCAGCGCCGTGGTATTGATGCTACCCTGCTGCACAATCGGCATTCGCTCAGCCCTCCTTCACCAGCACGCGCACCACGTCATGCGCGTTTCCGCCCGCCAGGATCGCGCTGATCGCGGCCGCATCGCTCACCACATCGCCCTTGCGATACGCCGCGAAGGGCC